CAGCGTGGGCGAGCGGGCCCGCGTTGGCGTGGGGGCCAGCGTGGGCGATGGGGCCAGCGTGGGTGAGGAGGCCAGCGTGGGCGAGTGGGCCAGCGTGGGTGAGGAGGCCAGCGTGGGCGAGTGGGCCAGCGTGGGCGAGTGGGCCAGCGTGGGCGAGCGGGCCCGCGTTGGCGTGGGGGCCCGCGTTGGCAACAGGGCCAGCGTGGGTGAGGAGGCCAGCGTGGGCGAGTGGGCCAGCGTGGGTGAGGAGGCCAGCGTGGGTGAGGAGGCCAGCGTGGGCGAGTGGGCCAGCGTGGGCGAGCGGGCCCGCGTTGGCGTGGGGGCCAGCGTGGGCGGTGGGGCCAGCGTGGGTGAGGAGGCCCGCGTGGGCAACAGGTCCAGCGTGGGCAACAGGGCCCGCGTGGGCAACAGGGCCAGCGTGGGCGATGGGGCCAGCGTGGGCAACGGTAAATTCGTTCAGTTCACATCGGTCGGGAAGGAAGGCCGCACGGTCGTTATCTACTGGCACGAGGCTCAGGTTGTCGTGTCAGCCGGCTGCCAGGTCGGGATCCCGTTCGAGGTATTTGTTGAACGAATCGACAACGCAATTGGCACTACAGAAGACAGCGCCCAGATGTACCGCGACATGATGCCGATGTTCGAGATGGCGCGCGACTTCGTAATCAACGCGAACAAGGGTGGTGCGGAATGAGTAAGCGATTTGGACGCAACCAAAAGCGCCGCCTTGTGCAAGAGCTGGCGCAGCTGCAGGCAGTGAACCAGACGCACGTCGAAGTGGCCGGCAACCAGATATCCGAAAATAGCCGCCTGCGCGCTGCCATGAGTGCCGCTGAGGCAGTGCTTGGGGTAGACAACCCGGCGTTCCCTGCGAACCGCATGGAGGCGCTGGGGCCCGCCAAATACGACCCGCTCGCCACGGTTCGGATGAGAAATGGCTCAGAAGCGTACCAAATGACCATGAGCACACAGGCGCGGCCATTCGACCACCGAGAGCAGGCCCACGTGTTCCTGACCTACAAGCACCACCGATGGGGGGGGGTACGCAATCACTGATGAGGCTCTGCGCCGCTACCCGCGCGAGGTACTGGCACAACGGATGGCCCATGAGTTCACCCATATGGTGCTGGATCAACTGAATAAATTGGAGGAGCGCAAATGACAGAATTCGAAAAAGAGCTAGTATCGCTGCTAAAAATGGCTGCCATGCCTATAGAAAAATACGGTCACTATTGCCGTCTTTATCCAGACGAAAGCGGACAATATGACTCCGCCGGCAGGGCCAGAGGCAGTTACGCGTTGGCTGACAGGATCCGTGAGGTGCTTTCTACGGTGCCAGTAGAAGAGCACTATAACGGCGATGCCGAACGGGTTTTTAAGTTAATGAGGTGCAAATTGGTTTCTGAAAACGTTGGAAATGAACACCTTGGGGTTATTGGTGCTACCAGGCTTGAGGTCTGGACGATGAAGTATGGTGGAATGATGGAGCTTAGGTCCTCAAATGGCGGCCAGAGCCTCCGCGTTTACCAAGACGTTAATGAACTGCCCTGTGTCACTGCAGAGGACCTAGCTTTATTAAGAGGGGCTCAAGGCGGTGAAGAACGCCCTGACCTAAGGAACAGCGAGGCACTTAACCGGCTGGGGCTGTCCGCTAATGGGCGTATAACCAAGCTCGGACTTAAGCTGCTGGAAAACAAGTGGGGCATACGGAATGACTGAACTCGAACAACTCCGCAAAGTGGCTTACGAGGCGACCAGCTACCTGAATGGCGACGGATCCCGCGCTGAACTGGCAAAGGCCCTGCGACTCAGCACGCAAGGGTACTGGACGCTCACCAGCTTAAGCAGCGGCCGACGAGGTCGGGTGCAGGGTGAGGAGGGCCCGAATGTGCGGATCGTCGATGAGAACGGCAGCGAGCACCTGGTGCCGAAAGCCAGCCTTCACTTGTCGTGGGCGCCGGCATGACGCGGCAGGTGATGGCCAGAATAGACTTAGCGAGATACAGGTACGCTCTTGGTACGGCTATCGCATTTTATATCAGCCATAATTGACAAGGAAAAACCACATGACATATCGATATATGAATGAAATATGCGGACCAGATCAGTCCGGCAAGACAACGTTATTGACAGCCATAGCGGCGGCATGTGTTGCCAGTGGAAAAAGCCCATTGCTTATATGCCAAAATGAGGCTTCCGCTGATTGGTTTAAGAGGTTTCGTGATCCTTGTGGACTTCTGGTAGCGAATGGGTTGCGTGTAACCAGCGCGCTTCGGTTCAGTCATTTTGTTCGTATTGGTGCCGCTCCGGACATAATCCTAATCGACGGAGCAAGAAGTTGCGGAAGTGATATCGTAAATGAGGTTACTGAATATCTTGAGCTCCGCCATCGCACCACCCAAGTTGTTGTGGTTCGATAAAATCAAAGGGCACCGCTGGGTGCCCTTCTTCATTGCGATTCGTCCAACTTGCGCCGCATGATGCGGATCTCCAGCAGCACCTTGTACGCGGTCAGCACGGCGAGCACCAGGCCGGCTACTGCCGACAGCGTGCCGATATTCTCCGGCAGCCACTTTGACAGGTTAGCTATCCCTATCCCGATCGCGCTGAATGCGATCGCGAACGCGGTCTTTATTTCGGTCAACAAGCTTGGCGTCATGGTCTTGTACCTTCGTTTCCAAAGCCCAGTAAACGGCGCGTAGCCCGATAGCTATCAACACAAAAATAAATGTGACCAGCTGTATCCATTCTATCGCGCTCACGCTCTGGGTCTCTTGTCATGATGGATATGAGGAGCGCTGCATAAAGCCCCGTACAGGCCCAATTGTAAACCGCTGGCGAGAGATACTGCGAGTACATTATCAGGCCCACTATCTGAACGGGTATGAATGCCAGCGACACCAGCTGGACCAGTTTCACTCTGCGTGGCACTGGGCTCGACACCCGGGCGGCATAAACGACGAGGACGTCGGCCAGGACCGCGCCCCCGTAATAGCCAAAGTCTGAAAGGTGCGGGTCTGCTACCCAGTGGGCCGCGAACACCATACAGGTGAACAGGGCGAACCTTGACCCTGTCAGCACCGCTGCCGCACCTGCGGCCACCAGCATGGCGTCGTTCAGGCTCATTTCTTTTCGCGTTGACGCCCATTACCGCCCGCGCCGTCCGGCTTTTTGACCGGTGCCGGCTTAGCCGGTGGGGTCGGGGTGACTGCTTTGCGTTGACGACCGTTTCCGCCTGCCATGTTTCTGTCCTCTTGTTGGTGTTAAACTCTGAAAGTCAATAGTACAACTGGAGCAGGGCTTATGCAAAAGAGAACAACAGCCGGGGCGGTATGCTCCGTCGGGGCAATCATCGCGTTAGTGTTGTCGATGGGTCTGGGTGTTCGCACCAACAAAGAGGGCCTGGAGCTGATAGGCAACGCCGAGGCGTGCAGGCGCACACCGTACACGTGCCCGGCGGGTGTGCTGACCGACGGGGTCGGCAACACGCACAACGTCAAACCGGGGACGCGCAAGTCTGACGAGCAGATCGCCAGCGATTGGGCCGCCAATATTCGAGACGCCGAGCACTGCATCAACTCGCAGTTCAGAGGTGCCGAGATGAACGACAACCAGTTCAGCGCCATGACGTCGGCGGCCTTTAACATGGGCTGCCGCAACCTGATGTCTTACAGGAACGCGCAGGGCAAGCGTGTCCCGACTACTATCTGGCGCCACGCGTCGGCAGCCAGGTGGCCGGAGATGTGTAACAGACTGATGGACTTCACGAAGTCCGGCGGTAAGGTGCTGCAGGGCCTCGTCACCCGGCGCGGTAAGGAAAAGGCACTGTGTTACAAGCCTGTTGAGGGCTGACCATGATCCGACTCATTGATAACTGGCGAGAGGCGCACCGCTTCTCATCCATGCGGCTCCACGCGTTTGCGGGGGTGTGTGACATCGTGCTGGCCGGCGTCGTCATAATCGACCAGCGGTTCCCGTTCGACCCGCTGTGGTACGTGCTGGCCCGCCTGGTGCTGACGGCCGCGGGCATGGGCGCACGCGTCATCGCCAAGCAGGTGAAGCCATGATCGCGGTTCCTTGGTGGGCGAAGGCGGCCGCACTGGCCGGTGCCATGGCTGGGTCGTACTGGTGGGGTGCGTTGAATGCTGGCACAGAGTGCGCACTGGCGGAAGCCCAGCGCGACGTCGAGGCGTACGGCGCCCAAGTGTCCACGCAGGCACGCATTGACGTCGCTGACGCCGCTCTGGCCGAGAAACAGGCGATTATCCTCCAGGGGGTGGCAGTCGAAACTATCAAATACAAGGTGATTTATCGTGACCGGATCCAGAACCCTGCCGTTGCTCACTGTGTTGCTGACAGCGGGCTGCTCGACCTCTACCGCGCCGCCCACGGCTTTACCGTCGGTGGCGGCCGAGCTGTTGGTGCCCAGGGCGCCGTTACTCGACCCGGGCGATGACCCCGTTATGCTGGGCGAGGCGGTCGAGTGGAACGCCGCACAGTGCCTGTCAGATCGCGCGGCGCTTGAGAGGTGGCAAGAGTGGTATAGAAAGGCAAATGGCCCGTGAGGGCCATTGTTGTTAGTAGCGGTACCTGAACGACCCGAAAAGTGAAATCGCGCCAGATTTATCCGCCGCAGTGATCCTGGTCCGCACCATCGATGCTTCTTTCCATAGCTCCGCCTCTTGGGTTGACGGGTTGACCTGGATAGGGGCCGCTACCGCCCCCGCCACGGAGAACCCAGTGATACGTGAAAGGGATCCGTGCCCGCCATAGCTGCCGGTTATCGCTACGCTTTCGGCCACGGCGGTTATGGGGGGGAGGGAGATAGACAGATTGCCAGTTACCTCCGCAGGGTTTATGACGATCAAGAACTCGACACAAACAAAACTCTCCTCTACCCAGTATCGACCCTGCATGCCGGAGGGCGCGGTTGCTGACGCGACCCCGTTTACGAGTAAGTTAGGGTTGTACCGCAAGCGCATGTCTGTCCATGTCCACGGGGCCACGTTCGCGTAGCTTCGTGTGCGCGGGGACGTCTGCACTGCAGCGTCGTACAGTTGGTAGACCCCAGCGATATTCGAACCAGAGAACGTATTCCCGCCGATAATCAACCCGTCACAATTTACCGGGCTAAAAAAAACCCAGTGGTTAGTGTTACCGCCCGCGAAATCACAGAAATTCGGAAAGTTACATCCCGTGATTTTGACGTTTACCCCGGAGCCCTGGCACGTGGCGACACCATGGCTAAGGTTTTTCGCAGTCGAACCCATCACAGTCAGGCCGTTCAAAACGCCAGTGGCATTCCAAACCCATTGGATGCAGTCCGCCGCGCTCGCGGGGCCCACGTCGTCAGCATGCTTGTTGACCCAGTTGTTGACCACATCCATGCAGTTGGCGGCAGATTTTACGGTCACTACGCCGCCGGAGAAGCTGTCGAGGGACTCGTTGCCCGTTAACACCGCCCCTCGAATAGTGGCGTCCACCCCCTCTATCAGGCGGTCGCACGCCGCAAGGTCACAGCCCACAAACTGGACCCCGTGGATGTGGTCTTTTTGTGCCGCAGTACCGGTGATCTTAACCAGGCGAGACACCACATCCGCACGCATACCTAGGAAGGAGTAATGGCGCATGCCCGTAAATAGGGTGTCATTTACACCACCGGTAAACACCGTAGACGGGTCACACACAATATTGAGCAGGCTGATGCAGTAAACCGCGGTTGTGCCCCCATCGAAAATGACCCCCCGCCCATACGCCTGCACAAAATCGATAGCGTAGCCGACGATGCAATCGCTAAAACGGACATCAATGTCCGCCAGGTTGGACGCCAGCTTGCCTTTGTAGAAACATGCTTTCCAATTCGCGCTGTTGCTCGTCTCGCTCAACGCCCCAAACAGGCTCATGCCGCGGAAGCTGACAAACTCTATCTCACTGGTGACGGTCGGGCTGGCATTAGTGTGGTCGGACCACACCACGGTCGCATTTTTGCCTGCGCCAATAAAATCGATCCCAAACCCCATAGCCGCTGGGATCGTCAACGCACTGACCTTGAAATGCCCGGCGGGCAGCATGATGGCGCGTTTACCGCCAGCTCGCTTGGTCCCCAGGGTGGCGAAGAACGCAATCGCAGCCTGAATCGCAGTGGTGAAGTCATTGCCGGTTTGAGTCTGCGCGTTCCAGTTGGGGTCGAGGCCGCTGGCAAACCATCTGACATTGACTACCTGGTCATACGCGACTTCTGAAAGCGACCGCTTCACGGCGCCCGCCACCCCCGATGGCTTTGTTTTCACCAAGGCGGCCCCGTCGTCCCCCGCGAGCGCTACTTTCGAAGCGAATAGCGCCTCGAACGCCTGCCGCATTTGGCTGGCGCCGACCTCATCCGGGGCGCCGGACGGGGTGATCCCCGCCTCCGAGAGCATCTGCTGCTGAAACCCGAACCAGTCGTTCAACCACAGCTGATCAAGCGGTGTACCTGTGCCGTCTCCAGGCGCTGTCACATTACGCGCCCTACCATAGGGGTATGCGGGGCTTGTACCCGCTGTCTTTCCGGGAAATGCAGAGTTGGGGTTAATCGCCATTTTTTTAATCCTCAGTTGTAGTTGACCATTACCCCGATCCACTGGTGCAGGGGGCCTATCTTAAGACAAAGCGCCTCAAACTCATCACGGCGTGATACGGGTACCGATGCCTGCTGGCCAAATACCGCGCCGCCCACATACCAGAAATACGGCCATTTGGTCGGGTCGGTCGGGACAGTATATCTTCGTAAAAGTTTTTCGTAATCAAAGAAGTTACCGCACGCGGCATCGGCTTCCCCACACTCCGCAAAGGGCTCACCACAAAGTACTATCTGGTCTGGCGAAGAGTATTCAATTTTATTAACTAACGGGTAGCCTATCGGGTTAATTGAGTTACCGCATTCGGCAAAAGGCTCGCCACCTTCGGCAAAAGGCTCGCCACAGTCTACCACCTGGTAGTTCGGTAAGTTGTCCAGACGCAAGTAGAGGAGCGGGTTACGCGGCACCGCGCAGGCGTGTGACCCAATGGGGGGCTCGGCTCCGGGCGCCCACCACTCGTGGACATAGACGTCAAACCCCGCGCTGCGCAGCGTGTCCTGTAGGTAGCGTGGCGATTGCCCCCCGACCGCTTTCCATGCCGCATCGAGGCGTGCCCTACGGTCCGAATCTGGTGTTAGCGAAGGCGGCAACCCGAACTGGTTTTCCCACTCGTCAAGGGCGCCTGTCGCGGCTGGCTGCAGCTCATCGTAATCCGTATCCAGTGCGGACCGCGCATCACCGCCCCAGGCAGATAGGCCGGTGATAAGTCGGGTAAGTTGTTTGTTTACCGCAGTGGCGCGCCAGGCCCTTCCGTTCGGGAGAAGGTGCTGCAGGGTCTTAAACATAGGTCAATGCCCCCAGCTTGGCTTTCTCTCCGACCCCGAGGATGTAGACCGAGGCATCCACGCCGTTACGCTTCACCTGCAAGGTTGTGAACACTCCGCCAGCGGCCCCGACTACTTGGTCCACTACACCACCTACAGCGGTTGTGGTTATGCGGTCTGATCGGACCCCAACCGACAGACCGACAATGTACGGCTCGCGTGAGAGGAAATAGTCCGTCAACGCCGCCCCGATCTGGTCGCGCACGGTGGCCAAGTCACCAGGCACCGATAGACCCAACACTCGGACGTCAAAACCGAGACGGGTGATCGGGAACCCGCTCACCAAAGCACCTGTCGGTCGGCGAGACGCGAGGCCGTTCCGGTCAAGCTCGATCATGTCAAGCGCCGCCTGGATTTGGGCGTTCGTAGGTATGCCTTCCGGCTCTGTGGCCGACTCGACGTAAATGTCGACCTGTCCAGGGCACTCACTTGTGTACGGGTAGACGTTCAGCACGCCTTCGGCCTCTTCGCCCCACTGTTCATAGTCTGCGTAAGCACCGCCCTGTGGCCGCTTCTGAAACCGGTCAAGGATGCGCTGGCGGTAAACCTCGACATCTTCGGCGTCTGATCCTGTGACGACCTGGCCTGTTACCGTCGCAACTCGGCCTATGTTCGGTAGCGGGTTGGCGAATTGCAGCTGTGATCCGTTTGGTAGGTTGCCAATCGCCCCCGCGCCGTCCCCGCCTTGCTGGTCGCCTGATGCTCGCACTACTGCCGAGACTGTCGGTGCGGTCAGGGCGACGTCACCAGTCACCAGATACGTCACACCAGTGGACGGGAAGATCAGCTGTGATCCAGTGCGCAGAAAGCCGGTTTGATTCGTCACGGCGACGCTTACCGTCAGTTCCGCCTGGCTTGCGGCCTTTGGCTCTTCAATGCCCACCAGCGCGCCCCACTCCCGCAGCGGGCGCACTATGCGGCCGTTGATAGTGGTCTCTGCGTCGCTGGCCGTGCGAACAAACAATTGCAGCCAGATAAACCCGGCGTATTTGTAGAGCACGACAATAAGCCCTGACAACGCCTGGGCCATGACGCGGATAAAGGACTTCGGAAAGAACGGGATTGACTGGGCCAGTTGGGCGCTGACCTGTGCGACGATATTATCACTGACCTGCTTGGTGGTTGGTGTCTGCGGGGCGCTCATTCGTTCCACTCCTGGGTGAATTGGTACGCGGTACCGTTGATGTCTGCCACCAGTGTAACGCGGTTCAGCATAGGGATGAATGCCGAAGTGGTGATAGTCCAGCTATACGGGGCCGCCGTCACCCACGCCAGGTCCGTCGACATCGCGTCAGCGAGCCTCAACAGGTTGCCACTGGTAGGCGGGAGCTCGTCGAGCAGTTGCTGTGTCCGGCTGGTCATACCCTCGTCGGCCCACCACGCGGCCCCGTCCTGATTGCCGCCGAACAGGGAAATGTACGCAGCGCTGCCTGGCAGGTCAGTAAGCGAGACGACGCCATTCACCACCTCGACTTCACCGTCGTCAATTGTCTGGAAAAGTAGAACATCGCTCATTGGTTTTGCCCTGTGTTTGATGGCCCTGTTTCCACGCCCGGGTGGGTGTGCCCGGACAGCTCTTTCCCGTCAGCGACCATAGAGGGCCCCTCGAAACCGGTTGGGCTGGTTGCCTTCCCGTCAGTGCTGATGATCAGGCCGTTTATATTCACCGACCCGTCGGACTGCAGCACCAGGAACCCGGTGCCGTTGTTCATAGCCGCTGACCCGTCTGACTGCAACCACAGCTCGACTACCTGCGAGCCGTCAGCCGTGCGCGCATAGATCCTGCGCTCACCAGGACCGGCGGTCTGCGCGTTCTGAGGGTCGACATACCCAACCGCCGCGAACACACCGGATTGTGGCGTCTCGACCAGTACGGCGTAATCACCCGGCAGCGGGTGGGCGTCATCACCTGGTTGCTGGGCGTGCGGCGCCTGCCTGATCGCACCGCCGCCGGGGTCGCACTTTGCGTCGCTCTTACCGCCCACGCCGCGGATAAACTCGAGAACCTTTGCTATTCGTCCCACGGCATTTGCTCCGGCAGCTTACCGGACAGAGTGCCCGGCAGGATCACAGTAAGGGTGGCTGTCTCCGAGCTGTCGCTTTTGTTGAGGCGAACGGACCTGATCAGCATCGTAAACGCCGAGTATACCATGGCCCCTGGGGCAAATAGTGCGACATACGCCCCGGGGGACCACAAGCCGCCATTCTGATCGCGCCACGTGGCCACCTCGAGCTCGTAGGATACCGCGTTCGCCGCCATGCGCCCCGCCTTGGTTTGTACCGTCTGCTCGATCGTGTTGTCCACCGTGTCGCCGGCTTCGAACACATAGGGGCGCAGGCTGTCTGCCAGGCGTGCATTCTTTACGGTGAACTGGGTGCCAGCCAGACCGATGACCACAGGGGCGATCCCGGTCACGTGGCTGTAATAGTCCTGGGGGCTGAACTGCGGAGTCACTGAGACCAGCGGAGATAGCCCCTCGGAAAGCTTGGCCACAACCTGTCTGGCGTCTCCCTCACGGGTAAACCGCAAGCGGCCATCCGGGGAGGCCCCGATCACAAAATTTCGCTGGGACGCCAGGTCAGACAGAAAGTCCAGAGCCATTGTTCCCGGTGATAGTGCCGCACGTTCGAACACGGGACCAGGGTCGGCAGTGAACTCGACGGACAGGCCGAACAGCCCGGCTACCGCCTCCGCGATCGTCTGCAGCGTCGCCCCCGACCACTCGAGCGGGTACGCCGACGCCGGGGCTGTACAGTCCCCCATAACGCCTGCTGTGGAATAACACGCCACCGACACCGTGCGCCCGTCTGGGCCAGTTTTCGGCGTTGGGGCGACCATCGTCCCAGTGAACAGCCTGGCACCGCCAACGTCGACAGAAACCGGCGAGTAGGAGAACGGCTTAAACAGCGACCGCTGGTCCGCCATATCCGGTTCGAAGGGGGCTTCAAACTCGACGGCCGACTGGGTGTCCAGCGACAGGGTTATCGACACCGACGTCCAGAATCGAAAACGCGTGCCGCCAACCGTCAGCGCCACCTCGTTTGGCTCGCTCGCCACACGGTTTGCCGCTGTATCGACAAAATAGTCCGGGTCATCCGGTACGACCAAACCCGACCCCGGCGCCAGTGGCTCGTCCGCCCCCGGGTTCCCTCTGCGGAGCAGCGGGGCTTTCTGGTCGTCGCCGTACACCTTGCGGGCGATCAGCTCATAGGTGTCGCCCTGCTGGACGATGTAACTACTTGGCATCATACACCTCACGGTCTGATGGCGTCGGCTCGACAATGGCGCCATGAGCCAGGTAGGCAGCAAGGCCTGCGCGGGCATCGTCCACCAGCAACGCTGACCCGAGACGCACGGCAGGCATTTGGGCTGCAGCAAATATGGCGGCTTGCTCGTCCCGCGCTTCTACCTTACGCATAGTAGACAATCCTCCGCCCGCGTGGCAGCTCGACTATCTCATCCCCTGACAGGTCGTTGTCCGCCATCAGCATGTCCAACTTGTCATCCACAGACCCGTAGACCTCAAAGCACACATCGATGATCGACCGGTCGCTAGTCAGCACCAGCACGCGCTCCGCGGCCAGGTCAAACGACTGGTCCACCAGCGCGCCAGCGACAGTGGCCAGCAAGTCTTGAGTCGCCTGCCAGCTTGACCCGTCATCCACTTCACCCTGGGCGGCGAACTGCTCGTCGCGCCAGGCGGCCAGCACGTCGAGCTGAGCGAGCAGCTGCTCGGCCGCTTGTACCGCCTCTGGCCTGCGGGTGTAGGTAGTGCTGAACGCCGCTTGGGCGGTGGCCGTCGCCGTGGTCGACGCGAAAAGGTCCCTGGTGTAGAGCGCCGTCCTGTTTTCTGCCGGCCTTCCGATGTACTGCTGAAACAGGTTGCTGTATGCGTCCAACCTGGCGCCGACTTGTTGAGAGATCCTGGCAGGCGTCTTGATCAGCTGTATCGTCTGGTAGGCCAGCGTCAGCGGCTGCCCGATCAGCACGTCCAGGCCCCGCGTTATTGAAGACTGGATCTGGTCAAAGGCTCGCTGAGTGCCAGTCACCGTGTCGGCTATCGGGCGCAAGATATCGCTGGCGGTATTGAGCGCCGCGTTATACCGAGAACGAAGGTCGGCGAGCACAGTGGCCGTCGATTCGACGAACGCTGCGCCGAACCATTGCGCCTGAGCCTCTTCGGCTGCGGCAACTTGATCAGCTACTGTGCCGGCGGTGTCCGCGACAGGGGATGGGTAGATAAGTCCATTGGTCTGGAAGAAGGTTACTTCAAGCACAGCCTGGTTTGCTGCGCTGACCAGATCGTCACGCCGCGATATGTCCCCGAAGGGCACGACGAGAACGGACCCGTATGCCGGGTGCTCCAGTGTGCCCTGTCCGCGCTCGTTGAGTGCGTCCTCGAATGCGGTGGCCTGCAGGTCGCAGTCAGCGCCTGAGAAGAACATCCGCAGCGGGTACCGGCGACCGGTGCGCCCCAGGTCTTGCACAAACGTCCCGTCAGCGTCGGTAAACTCGAAAGTAGCCCCCTTGACTGACACCGTGCGGCCGACGTCTTCATATTGAAACGTGAGGCGGGTGCCGCTCGGGCTGGTATACGCCGCCTCTCTAAGCCTGTTTTCCCATGTCATCAAAAGCCCCCTGTTGACTGGAGTTTCAGCCCAGGCGTTTTGCCGCCGGTCTGAGTGACAGTTGAATGGGTGGTCTCGTCGCGGATCACAACCTCGGTCGTGTTGGTCGTGCGTGTCTCGCTGAACGCCTGAGCCGTGCGCTGCTGTGGCGGGACCATCTCGAAAGCGGGCACATCACCGTTCACGAGGCCGGTGGGGCGCTCTTGCACCGCAGGCCCGCGCATGGCGATCGGGTCAAAGCCGAACATCCCGGTCACGCTGTTTATGCGGTTGATCCAGCGGTTGATAAACCCGTCCCATTCACGCCCGAGCCACGTCATGGCATCCGACCCGAGGGACTTGATACCGTCCCACATGTTAGAAAACCCAGCCGTAGTGTTTGACCACATGTCAGAGAAGTAATCAGATATCGGGTCCCAGTAGGTGTATATCGCCACTGCCGCACCCGCTATCGCCATTGCCATCAGCACGAACGGGTTTACCGCGGCCAGCGCGTTAGCCGTCGTCAGCGCGGCATTGAGGGCCCATACCGACCCGACCAGTATCCCGACGCCTTTGGCCGCCAAGACCAGTGAGTCGATGTTATCTGCGAGCTTGAGGACCCACTCACCTATCCCGCTGGCCACGACATCTCCATTCGCCCGGACCCAGGCGGTCGTTCGGTCAATGACGTCTTTGATGGGGCCGCCTGTCATGCTGAACAGGGAAATAGACACGCCCTCTATCGCGGATGTCAGGTTGTTCAGGCTGCCGCGTGTGGTGTTGCGCAAAGTGTCGGCTAGGTTTTTGGAATAGTTGTCCGCGTTTATCAGGTCATTCGTCATGGATCGAAGCTGGTCGCCGCCACTGGTCAACACAGCAATGTTACCAGCCAACCCCTCCCGCCCGTATATCGCCTCGACTACCCGCTGCTTTTGGATGTCCGTCAGCTTTGCTGTCTTTTTTGCGATCTCGTCCAGAAGGTCCGGCATCTGTTTCATTTTTCCGGCTGACGTGTACATCGATATGCCCAGGCGCCGAATGACTTTTACGGCGTCGCCTTTGGGGTTTGCGATGTTCAGCATGGCGTTTGCAACCGCTGTCCCCGCCAGCTCCCCCTTGATACCCGCGTTGGCCATCAAGCCGAGCATGCCTGCGACCGTCTCTATGCTCTGGCCGGCCATAGTGGCCACAGGGCCGCCTTTCTTCATGGCCTCGAACATCTCTTCCATAGAAAGGTTCGCCATGTTTGAGCCTTTCGCCATGACGTTGGACACTCGCGCCAAGTTCTTTGCTGTCTGCTCAGCTGTGCCGCCATTTAGGTTAAAAGCCCCGAGAGTATCGTTCGCCATGCTGGTAGCCGAGGCGAGGTCAACTTGTGCCGCCGTAGCCATGTCGATCACGCCGGGCAGTGAGGCTATCGCAGTGTTGGCGTCCAGACCGGCCATTGCCATGTTTGACAACGCCTCTGCGGCGGCTTGTGCCGTAAATTCAGTGGTCGCACCTGCGTTCATCGCAGCGGCCTGTAGCGTATCGAACTCAGCCGACCCCTGTTTTATCCCGCCAGAGAAACGCGCAGCGGCGCCGACCATGGTTTGCTCGAAGTCAATACCTGCGGTAGTGGCGCTGGCCAAGCCACTCGTCAGCGCCGCCAGCGACAGGACCGAGGCGACCCCGACGGCGTTCGTGAATGACCCGACCGCCTTCGTCACCCCCCTGAACCCAACCTGAGCGGATCGGGTGAACGTGCCAAGTTTTGACTGCATGCGGGAAATGGGGGCGGTCATCTTGTCCACCGCCTTGAAGATTGTGGCAATCTCGAACTTGTTGGCCACGACTAGCCCCCTTTTGTCGCCTTGAGCAGCTCAGGTATAAGCGCTCGGTAGAAAGTGTCTATCTCGTCAAGTGTCAACGTCCTGACGTCGGGGATCCCCGCGTAGTCCCTTGCTCCCTGGAGCATCTGAAACAGCGGGGCCTCGTAGCCCCGCTGTTTTATAGCTTCACCGCGGGTGACTACCACCGCCGTCACATGACCAAAAAAAGCGATACCAGCGCGAACAACACCCGGATGTCTTTCGGCTTGAGCTGGGAAGGTGGGACCCCGCCCCCTGTGAGCTCCTTGATGACGGTAAACATCTTGGCCGTGTTTTCGCCGGCTTTGACACGGTCCATCGACATCAGCACCGCGCCGGTCATTTCCTTGAACTCCATGGCCTTTCCGCTGGTGGTCGTATATACCGGGCGCCCGTCGTCTGTCAGGCGCAGTTCACCGCCCACCAGCGCCCGACAAACTTTGCGCTTGAGCTCGTCAAAGCCTTTGACGGTGTCGTCGTCTTCGCCAGTCAGGTCCGTTTCTACGCCCATAGTGGCGCACATCCGCTCGAACTCCTGGTCCGCCATGTCAGGCGGCATGATCGCTTGCTTGCTCATCTTCTTAGCCCTGTAATTAGGACGGGGGCGCCCGCTTTCGCGGAGAGGCGCAGGGCTAGTACACCGCGCCCCCGACAGAACCCTGCCCACGTAGTATGCACTGAACCGCCGTAAAGAAAAAGGCCACCGATTAAGGTGGCCTCTTGCTGCCCGCGCTACTTACTGCCGCGTCAACTTACCCGGACCAGACAGTGTGACTGCCGCAGTGGTCGACATACTGCTGGTCTGCTCTTCACCTACAATCTGACCGAGACCTGAGTACACCGCCCCGGAGGCGTAGGTGATATCGATCGGATAGAAGTCCTTTCGGTCTTTCAGGTCCTGCAGATACTCCTGATCTCCGCGCAAGTCATCGATGGATAGCGTCAAGCCGTCAACTACCCAAGCTACCGCCGTCTTAATCAGGCGCGCGGTACGGTCACCGTTCGGCTGCACCTCGTTCTCGTACCCGCCCAATTTCCGGTTGCTGTCCGCGTCTGCGGCCACTGAAAAGGTGCGGCCTGCGAGGCCCACACTCTCGATAGATCCACCTGCCATGACGGCCCCCTGTTACGCGATGATGGTAGAAGTGCCGAAATAGAACCCGAAGTTCAGATCGATACTGTGAATGTTGGCATTGCCGGACAGCTTGACCGGGAACACGGTGTTCAGCCGTTTCGGGTTCTGGCTGTCGATCTCCGACTGTGTGTTCGCCTTGGTGTAGGCGGGGTCAGAGATCAGCGCGTTGAGCCCCAGATTGTCGGCCAGCGCACCGAGGACAGCCCGCGCGTTTTTAGGCTTTTTGGCTTCCGGGTTGACGGTCGGCTGGTCGTCTGGGATCAGCGGCGCGCCATCCCACTCAGCGTTATTGAACTGCAGGTCCACGTTGAAGATGATGTTCTGCAACTTCACGATATCGCACACGAACCGGTAGGCCGGCGGCTCCTCGCCGGTCGGGTGGTACATGGTCACGACATCGGAGATATTCACCTCGCCGTCGCGCACCTCGACCGTGCTGCATCCGCCCTTGACCGCTTCGTCACGCTGAGGGTACGTCCACTGCAGGCCGTCCGCGCCGGGCAGAATGTAGTTTGCAACTTGGCGGCCGTAGTCCCGGGCGGGGTTGTTGTTGGCCACCTTGACGATCCGCGCCAGCTGGCCAGCGGCGGACACGAACGGCAGGTTCACAGAGCCCGGGTTTGGCATCTGCACGTTGACCTTGTCTGTCTTGCGCGAGTCGCCAAGCGCGGTAGCGGTGGCGGGGGACTGCGCGGCGGTACCGGTGAACACGACCAGGGGTTTACGCACCAGCGCGCCCCAGCGACCATCGCCAAATGTCTGGTAGGCGTCGAGCGCGTCAGTGTCGCCGATGTTCAGACAGTTCAGCACCATGGTTTCCCACACGTTGCCGACATTGTCCAGCGCAGGCTGTACGTCAGGGTTCGCGGCGCCGCCGTTAGGCTGGGTCACTGCAAACGTGACACCGGTGTCGCTCGGCCCGATCACCTCGATAAACAAGTCGTTACCGCTCGCCCCCTTCCATTTGGCGGTGACGCTGACTTTGGTGGTGCCGTTAGCCGCGACCGCCGGCATCTCCAGTACACCGCTCATCGCCGAGACGGTCTTGGCTATCACCGCTGCCGGGGCATCGCCGACGGCCACAGTGAACTGCGCAGACCGGACTCCGCTCACGCGCACGCGGAACGTGCCAGCTTTGGTGGCGGTACCCGTTGGGGTGATGTCCCCCGCAGCCGCTACGCCAGCGCTATCGTCTACCAGCGGGTAGAACGTCACCGGGATCGAGCCGACCCCGTCACCGTTGGCTGGAAGCAGCTGGAGCGCCGCCAAGTGAAGCGGGGACCCGAAACCTACGGCCTGCCCCACTTGCGCCGCAGTGGTCGCACGGAACTTTGTGGTGGGGTAAGTTGACGCGGTGGCGCCTTGGCCTACCACGGCTACCCGTTGCGGCAGGAAGATAACCCCACCCACGTTCGTGTTGAAAAACTCGGTTTTAATGCCGACGACACGCGCTACTGCGCTTGCGTCTACGGCGGTGCTGATAGCCATGGGCCGGCCTCCTACTGGGTGAAGTCAAAATCGACCTGAACAAGCAGGCGCCCGTCAGGGGCTCGCGTGATCTGGTTCGCCATGTATTCTAACTGAACAGGTGGGTATTGTGGCGAGAATTCGTCGTAGCGCACCGATAGCGTCAGCCGCGCCCCTACGCTCTGCGTCAGCTCTCTGCTGGTGGCCTGCGGCTGGAAGCTTGCGACGTTCGACACCCACCGCTGCCCGACCGTGCCGCGCAGGTCTGCGCCCAGATATGTGTAATGGCTCGCCATCAGCATGTTGCGCACAAGGCGCAGGCCACGAGCTGCAGCACGCGCCGCCGCCTCATCGCCTGGGTCGTGGCCTGTCAGTGTGTCGCGTGACACACCGAAGCCAACCACATCGATATTGAATTGGCCGATCATTGTCTGGCGCTCTACCGTATTCGATGACCTGTCATCGGGCGCTGCCGACTCAAACCACACATTGACAATCACGTCGTCGTTTACGCCTTCATCGTCCCAGGGGTTCGACCGCTCTGTGTAGACCGCCAGCGCCCACTGCCAGGGGTCTTTGCCAGCGGTCACTGCAAGTGCCTGTTGTTGCGCAGACTCGGTGGCAATGATCTCGGCTATCCGATCCCGGACAATCTCGAATGTATCATGCTTGTCGATAAGAAATTGGATCACGCCTGCCACGCCTCCAGCAACAGAACGATGACACCCAGCGCGCGGTCAGGCTCACCGTTGACGACTTTAAACGTGTAGGAAAGGCCGTTTATATCATTAAACTGCGCAAGCCATGGCTTAGCGCCTCTGCGCGCCTCGCCGAACGGGAGCACCGAGACCCCCTGCGCATAGAGTGACGAAATCCGCACGGTGGCAGAGGCTTGACGACCAGACACCAGGACGCCTGTTTGCGGGTCCACCATCAGGCTGATGTCGTTTGATTGCGCCGTTACGTTAACCTGCGCACCGGCGGGGGTGGTTAACGTAACGGGCCAGCCGAAGCCGGTGAGCCCGTCCTCAAGGGTAGTGGCCAGGTCGGCCTCGGCTAGCGCGCGTAAATTCATACCAAGTAGCCCTTGTCCTTGAGTTCAATCAAGGTTTTTTCGCCGCCTGAAACGTGTTTTTCTTCGACCACGTCACCAGGGCCTTTGATCCCCGCCATGGTGGTGATCGACTTGCCTTCCGCTACGCGGTAGCCCGCTTGCTCAGCGGATGCTTGCTCAGCGGCTGCTTGCTCTTGCGCGTTATTCTTTGCCATGTCGCCTATCTCCAAATAGAGGCGGGCCGCCGAAGCGGCCCACTTGTCTTACGGGTTGGTATCGAGGCAGCCGAAGCCGTCGATCTGCACTGGGATCAGGAGGGTGCGGGACTCCAGCTCCGCAAACAGCTGCTTGCCGTTCGGGGTGCACCACAGGTTCGGCGTGACGTCCAGGTCCATGGTGTCGCTCACCAGTCGACCAGGCATCAGCGCGGCGACACGGGGGTCGGGGCCGAGGGGCAGCGGGACACGCGCCGACACACGGTCAAAACGGGTGTTTGACGAGGTCATAATAACCTTGTCGTCAGCCACGTACTGGGTGAACGCGCCGCTCACCGGGTCCTTGTACCCTTCCGGGTATGTCCACATCATGTACTCGTACGCGCCGATCCAGATGCTCCCGATGAATGTCGCACCACCTTGAGCTTGGCGGGGGGACACCTCGCCGATATTGATCCGGCGTTTATCCAGTGCGTCTTGAACTTTTGCGTCATCCAAGAAATGGCGGAACGCCGTGGCCCCGAAAATCAGGGTGTCAGGGTTAACTTGGCCGTCCGCCCGGATCACCTTGCCGAGGTTTTCAAGGTCGAGCAACTTGTCGCTGGCGGTATTCGACCAGGCCGTGGATACCGTCGGAAAGTGGGTTGCCTTTGGCTTGAAGTCCAGCTCGAACACCACGCCACCTGCATCGCTCATCAGCAGCTTGCCGGTCTGCATGATCTGCGCCGCTTGCATTTCCACGCCACGGGCGATCATGTCCATACCCAGCATGTAGTACCGCGTCAGCCGGCCGACAATCTTCTGGCCATACGGGATGTAAGCATCGGTATAAGGGTCGATGCCAGCTGACCGCTCCAGCAGCTCTTCGACATCCGCAGGGAACGCCTCTCCGTACTTGGGCGGGGTGAACTCTTTAGTGGTGACGATGTCGGCGTCGTTCAGGTTCGGGCCTTTGCCCTGGCGCAGAATGACCGCAACATCTTCGCCGAAGCGTTGAATGTCGATCTCCACCTTCTTGCCGTTAAAAACATTACCAGGCTTGACCGTGAAGAAAGACTGCAGGAATTTGGTCGGACGGCGCATCTGCTCGAAGCGCATCATCCAACCGGTTGCAAACGGATTCGCCATGATGGCCCCCTGTTACTGGTTGTCTTGGATCGACAGCTGGCGGACCGGCTGGGCGATAATGGTAAAGTCGCGGAGTGAGTCCACGGCGACATCGGTCAGGGCGGTACCGGCGCTATCGGTCAATTTGCCAAGTCGAACATGTCCGCTAATCAGTGGGCGGATCGGCTTGTCGCCAGATGCGGTAAACACCAGCTCTTCCGCCAGCACCGCTTTCGGGATTTCGGCGCCGCCGGACCCAGCTGGGTTAAAGCGAACGTATTTTCCTGACACTTCGACTTTTGCCAGCACCGCGCCGACAGGCCAGGTGGCCGCGCCGGTAGCCGTTGCCACAGCGTCCGCGTACAGGTCATCTGCGATGACCAGGCCGTTCATGGTGCGATTGGTAATGTTGATGTTACTCATTGCGCGGCCCCTTCAAAAATGGCTTTAGCAACGGCAGCCTTGCGGGCTTCTTCACCCTCGGCTTTCGGCTTGTTGCCGTCGAGCAGCTGCTCGTCTTGTGCGCGGGCGCCCAGGCTTGCACGGTTCATACCTGCGGTCAGGTACTCGGCCTGCAGCTCGCCGTCATCCTTGCCCTTGCCGTCCAGGCAGGCTTTGATAGCCAGTGCCTCGGCGCCGGATTTGGTCCCCATGGTGAGGTGGTACTTGACGCGATCGAGTTCCTGCGCCGCGCCTTCTGCTTTGCCTGACGCAAAAACCGAAGCGTACAGCCCCGGGTGGTCGGCTTTCAGTTTCTCAAGATCCATCGTCTTGACTCCTGTTTTACTGGGGGTTGAAGTTGCCTTCGGGGTGGCGCTGCCGATCGCGTCGATCATGCCGGCGTCGAGCGCCTGCTGCGCGAGCATCATGCCGCCCCGACCGAAATCATTATTAACCTTTTCAACCGTGGTGTCACGCCCGACCGCAACCGCCGTAGAGAACAAGTCCTCTATCTGGTCAAGCATAACGCGGATGGCGGCTTTACCCTCTTCGGTTTCCGGGTCCGGCCGCTTATTTGGCGCGTTGCTACTGGTGACGTCCACATACGCCGACTCGCTCGGCTTACGGGCGGAAACCACGGCCCCAACCGACCCTAGCAGCGCGGCACGGTTATCCGCCACAATGCTGTTCGACTGGCTGGCGAGCCAATACGCGGCAGAGGTGGCCATGACCACGCGGGCGCTATTGGGCTTTTTCATTGCGGCGATTTGGTCCCCAACTGCCGCTACGGGCAGTGCCTCACCACCCGGTGACCGGTAAACGAACTCGACTGACTTCACGTCCGAGTCGGCTTCTGCCGCCAGGATTGCCGCCGATATGTCGCCGTATGTAGTGTTGCCGCCGCCGAATATCATCGCCATCCAGTCGGGGGCCTCGGTCAGTACGCCAGAAACGTTTATTCTGGCCACGTCGCCAGCACGCTCCATAACTTTGCTGGCGTCACCTGACTGTGACCCCGCTGCGGCCATAAACCGTTCGAGCTGATCGGCTGTCGGGGCGGGAGCTGAGTCCATCGCCGCCATTACGCTCGGCTCAAGTAACCAAATTTTCATAAAAGCCCCTTTATACCGGTGTTATTGCCGTTTCTTTTGTCACCTGCTCGGCGATCAGCAGAATTGCGGTCACTGTGTACGTGCCGCCGTTCGAACGGATCGTAATCGGCGCGCCATTGGTCACAATGTTACCGTTCTTGTCGATAGACAGGAATGTCGCCAGTGTAATGACGTCTGGCGTCACCGCGGCATCACGGCTCGCCACGAGGCGGTTCCCGTTTGTACCCACGAAATCAAGCTGCATAGAGCGGCTAGAACTCCCACTGGTCCATGCCCCTACCAGGTTGATCTTGAACGCGAGGGACGAGTTGTCGTTGTAGGCGTTCAGCTTGTTGCTGACGGTGTTAAAAAACGGGGCCAGTGCGCCAGACGTCGGCGCCGGGAGTCCTTTAAGGAAGGTTATGAGGTCGACATTAGTGTCCGTGGCCAGCGTCCTCCCGGTTAGTCCAGACCAATATACCTCGCTCTTTTTGCGGGTCGGCAGCACTACGGGGGGCGCTGCCTGTGATTCGCTTTCTGGTTCCCAGCTCATAGTCACGCCACCTTCGCCACGTTAACTTGTACGACCTGTGTGGATGTCACCCACGCCCCCGTGTCACCCGCCTGATTCGTCCACACCTCTCCCGGACCGCACTGCCGGTACCCGGACGCCCCTGTCGGCGCGCTTGCGCCTGAGAACAGTTTTAGCGGAACAGACCCAAGGTTCTGCACACTGATCTGGTCACCGGCTGTAATGCCTGCAGCCAGAACTGCCGGGGCCGCGTACAGGTTTACCGGGGTGTTTGCCGGTATGGTGATGTTGTTTATTGTATTAGCCATCTATGTCACTCCCCGCGACAAGTTGTAGCCCTGACTGTGCTTTGACGGTGTCGACCGCCTCATCGCCAAACTCGGCGCGTAGCTCCAGCTCTGGCCGCATGCTCTCGGCGATCTTGGCGTTCTCACGCGCCACCTTACGGATGTTACTCTCGAAACGGCTTCCAGTCATCTGGCGCGCGGCGTTCGCGTTGGTGCTCCAGCCGTTGGCAATCATGCCCTCCTGGCCCTTCACTTCTTTCGGTAGGTCGACAGCCTCTTTGACGATTCCCCACCAGTTCGAGTGCGTCCAGGCGGAAAACTGCTCATACCCTTTCTGGTCGCGCCATGCGTCCAGCAGCCCGCGCGCCTGGATCTGGCCAAGCAGCACCTTGGCGACCAGCCACGAGCGGTAAATCGGGCGGGTGAACTGGTCGGCAAAGTCAGCCCGCTTCATGTTCATTACGAGATTGAACTCTTTCACCTCGCCACGGCTGGCCGAGTAACTCGACCCGAACACCATCCGCACGATTGACGGCGGGATTTCCAGCGCCCAACTGATCCCATTCAGCATAGCCTCTTCAAATTCCCCAAACTTTTCGTCAGTGGCATCAGCCCCAAACCCTTTCGGCTCCACGCCTTGCGGCAGCTGTTCATAGACGATGCCAGGGTTCTGGCTGGTGATATCGAATTTGTAATCAGACCCGTCAGCCATCTGGCCGCTGCCGGCAACCCTGCGCTGAGCACCCGCAGTGATCGGCTTGGTGCTGATCCCTTTTGCGTCTGGGTGCTGGTAGAAGAATACGGAGAATAGTGACCCAACGGACGCTTTGCGCTGCGCACTGTCCCGGTAACGATCCACCTCGCTTACCCCCTGCATGACGAGAGAGATCAGCGGCTCGCCGCGCACCTCGCAATGCCGGCGGTCCGTAGCATAGAGCAACCATGCCAGGCGGCGACCGTTTTTCCCACGGGCCGGGATCCGCTTATGGGTGAGGTCTGACTGTGCGACGTAATAGGCAACGTGCTCGCCGCTTGGGGTAACCTCTACGCCGTGCTCAATGCGGTTTCCTGTGGCCAGTGACTCCATGGCGCCGAGCGGAGTGGTTACCGTTGCCCCGTCCACCAGCTCAATGCTGGGTAGTTGGGTCGCTGAGTTGTGGTGCTCAATCACCAAAACGTCACCACTGACCAGTGCCTCGCGGTAGGCAGACGCCTGCAGCTGGCCGAACGTCATCCGGCGCGTGTAGTCGCAGGCGTCTGGCAGCGTTACCCACGCCTCCCACTTGTTCTCAACCTCAATACCCCAATCCTCTGCCTGTTGCTCCGTCAGCTGAGGTAGCAGCGCCTCCAGCGGGTCGGCCTCCAGCGTCAGCCCCGTATTGATGATGTTGGTCACCATACGACGGACGATACCGCGGCCATACTGGTTGGTTTTGAAGAACGACGCAGAGCGGGCGCGCAAAGCCCAGTAGTCAGTCCAGGCAACGGGCACCGGGCCGAGCCCCCCGTCGAATTTCTCGCCGTCGTGTACCTGCATACGCCAGTCAGCGAACCGCTCACCGAACGGTGCGGCCGCCTGCATCACCAACGCGGACCGCTCAGCCCGCTCGGCAATGATCTGTTTGGCAACGAGGTCTCTCATGGCAGCGCCCCCGGGATCACTTGTATCGCCCCGCCGTTGGTCAGACGGGCGCACAGCGCGTCGTACTGGTTGAACAGATCGGCGCGCATCTCCGTCATTCTTGCCACATCCTGGCGTGTAACTCTCTGCTTGCTCTGCCCTGTGTCAAGATGATACTCAAGGATGCCGGTAGTTGAGAGTTGCAATATTGCATCATCCAAGGCGTTGATTATTGCCTTGGTTTTATCAAGCCTTGCTTGCTCCCATTCACGATCTAAACACATGCTGCGCACCCCATATTAATTTCAGCCATTCTAGCCCTCCGCGTCTTGATCTGTCCAATAGCGCCCGTCTTTTGCAATCTCCCAGAACTCAGACCAGATCAGAGCATCAATGCCAGCCTCATTCACGCACACGTCATGAGCGATCAGCTCTAGTGCTGCTGTGCAATAAACCGTCGTATCCCATAGTTCATTCTTGACACCGCCTGGGCGGTGCCAATACGTACCAAGCATTTTACCTGACTGCGGATCTCTCTTTTCCCTTACATACTCCACAGTGAGCTCATTCATGTGGCTATCTGGTAAGTTTGCAGGCAGGGATAGGCAGTTCCTTGGTAGAGAATCAATGCCGTTCCATTGCCTTTTCATTGCCGCCGACCATCGATCCTTGTATAGATCAACGGTAACAGCAACATACCTGATCCCGGTTGATGACTCTTCAACGCTAAACTCGCGCATCCTGCCGCCCCTGATCGGCTTATCCCTACCCCTCAATGGCATTACGCCAGTTTCCCACTGTGAACAATACTGATAGACAGTGTCTGTCATGAACGACGCGTCAATGAGCGTCAGAGAAATTGGCATGCGGCGCCCGTCGTTTATCTGGTACACCTTGTTATCAATGATATCAGCCAACTCATTCCACACGGGTGCATCAGGCAACTCCGTTTCACCCTGCATGTGCCAGTAGTCAACCAGGTAACCGGCATAACCGGCGTTATCAGCAGATGGGGCCCACCCATAGATTGTGACAGCTAGCCATGATGCCTGAACGTCGACAGACATAGTGAGCAGCATAATCGGGCCACCAGCATGAACCTCTGCGTGCCGGCTTGGAATTTGGCCTAGCGCGTATTCGTGGCGCTTGTGCGGGCTTATCTGGTATGGCTTAAGCCTATCCGCCTTGATCTCATACGCTTCACCCAGGTCGTTGTTATAGAAAACCTGCAGCTTTTCACCATCCTTGACGATGTTTGATGAGTCATCCCAAGCATCAGACCAGCTGCGCGCAATTGCCTCCCACGTGCGAGCGAATGGAGGAGCATAAAGTGCCGGAAGGTGATATGAGCGAAACCCTGGCCTGGATGGCTTGGCGGTTGGCCTCCACTCCCCAGCTGGCATAATCACGGCCTTATCCTCGTTGATCATCTCCTTGCTGCAAAATTGGCAAACATAACGAACCGAGCCGCCAACGATTACGCCATCGTCAGTCTCCCATCGCAACCCAAAGAAAACGCCATCGTCAGTACGCCCCCTGAACTTGAGCACCTGCATCTCGCCGCAGTGCCTGCAAGGAACGAAATAATGGCGCTTGTCACCAAGATCATACCGCCTTGAGATTGCGCACGTCTCTTTGGTTGTTGGCGTGGAAAGATCAAGGATCCGACGAGTTAACTCATATGAGTTTGTCCGAGTCTCCGTCAAAACCATGGGATCGCCGTCACGGCCAACCACTAATGGCCAACCAGAAACCTCATCCCTAAGAAGCCACGGCGCTGAGTACGAACGCTGCTTTGATGCGTTGACAGCGCCGAGCGGTAGCATATAGCCGCCACCAGCCCACTCCAGCTTCTTATCTGTCGCTCCCCGCTTATTCGCCCTCAGGCTGTCATTTGCCTGGATCAGGTGACCTATTCCAGACGCCTGGATCATTGGCATTACAGCAGTGTCCATCCGTGTTTGTGCCAACTCAGCGTCGGCGGTGTAAAACAGGCACGGAGAGGATCTGATGTAGTCGATAAGGTAGCCAACCAGGTTTTCAAGGACGGCCACTGTCGCGCCAACCTGGGCGCCTTTTTTTATCGCAACAAAATGGATGTCGCTGTCCTGACTAAAGCAATCAACAACCTCTCGCCAATATGGCGTATCGGCAAAAGAGAACGGGCCTGGCTTTGGGCTGGTTGATCTTGGTAGGTATCGAACAGTCTCGGCCCACTGCGATGGGAGTAGGGTCTGCCACTCATCAGTAGTTCCGTCTATCAGTGATGCAACAAGCTCGGCACCACCCCGATAATGGGCCATTGGATCATATGTCACGAAGCGCCCTCACTATCTGTGCCTTGACTGACTTGATTGTCCTTTCGATCGGCTCTCTTGCTGCTGATTCTACAGCGGCCCTGTCTGCCCCTGCCATGGCCAGAGACATTGCGCTGTTTGCAATATTGGTTACTGCGTCAGACAACAGAGCCTTGTGAAGGGAGTCGACCATTGCAATTAGCCGTTCTGCATGAACCCGGTGGATAAACTCTCCACGTTTTCTTGCCTGGTCTTCCTCTAGACCCTGGGTCTGTACCAGCTTGTGATAGGCCATCGTGTACTCCTTGAATTCGATGCCTTTCCCGTACCGCTTCACAACTTCTCGCAGGGTCATTGACATGATGTCGGTTGCTGTTTTTTCGTCACTGTCGTCCACGTAGCCATAGTCAACAACCTCAAGCTCATCACGCTTTGGCTCTGTCGCTCTTGTAACCTTTGATTTTGCTGCCGCCTCCTTGCGCACTGCCACCATGTCAGGCTCTGAATACCCCCATTGGGCGCAATATATCTTTGCCGCCTGGTGATCGAGATCAACGCGGTCGCCAACCATGGCTGAATGAAGCTGCCCGCCCTCCTCGCAGTCCTTGTAAATTGAGGATTTCTTTCTCCCAGACATCCGCCGAGAGAGTTCCAATTTTGATACCAGCCTTGTCATTTTAGCCCTGTCTCAACCGGCAATTCGTTAATGGAATGATACCTTCCAAGGTGTGATTTTGGAAAGGAACCTTGGAAATTCAAATTAAACATACACTTAGCGAAATGCGCGGGGTCGGATTCCAAAC